TAGGAGGCGCAGCCCCTACTGCCGGCAAAACCACTACTCCCACACCATCAAGTGGCGGATTCTTCAGCAGTGCAGGAGCAGCAACACCAGTTAGTAGCAGTGCTGATTTAGAAAAATTTGGTTTACGTATCAAGCAAGGAGACGTTCAAGCTGAAGGTTCAAAAGTCAGTCCGAAGCTGATTGAGATTGCAAAAAAGATACAGTCCTCGTTGCCAGAATTTGGATACTTTTCGGGATTCAACGACAAGTTCCATCAGGAAAAAGCACCCGGTAGTCAACATACCAAAGGATTGGCAGCAGACTTTACGTTAACAAAACCACCTACAAAAGAGCGAGGAGAAGAAATCATCTCCATGCTCAAAGGTCTTGGTGCTAGTTATGTAGCCGACGAGTACAACAATCCCAGTAGCAGAGCCACTGCCGGACACATACATTTGCAGATTCCCGAATTCGAAGTAGGAGGTCTAGTCTCTGGACCAAATTCTGGGTACATGGCCAAGTTGCACGGCACCGAAGCAGTTATTCCGTTGAACAATGACCAAGGTAACTTTGTTGAATTGTTTGAAGAAATGGCAGAAAATTCTCAGAGATCGACTATGCTACTGGAAGAACTAGTAAGGGCACAAAAGAACTCTGTTGACGTCCAGCAGAAGATACTTCGTGTACAAACATAACTACGGTAAATAATTAACCATGGCAGATAATCAAAAAGGTTGGCGCAAGTACTTTAAAGTCGCAGACACAACAGGTCAGATGAGTCCTATTTCGGGCTCAAATCAGTACGGCCTTCCGGGCTACGGAAAAAATGATGGCACCGGCGGAAACAACGTCAACAACTTTGTGTTCCGCAACTACGCCAGCAGACTGCCCGAAGTTTATTCGGGACACCCCAATCGTGTTGAACGATACAATCAATACGAAAACATGGATATGGACTCAGAAGTCAATGCATGTTTGGATATTATTGCTGAATTTAGTACACAACTCAGCGATGACAACAACACACCGTTTGAGTTTCACTACAACGAAGATCCAACCAGCCACGAACAAGAAATTTTGAGCAAGCAGCTCAAACAGTGGGTCAAGCTCAACAAGTTAGATCAACGCATTTTCAAACTGTTCCGCAATACTATCAAGTACGGCGATCAAGTATTTGTGCGTGATCCAGAAACATTTGAATTGTACTGGGTTGACATGAGCAAAGTTGCTAGGGTCATTGTCAACGAGTCAGAAGGCAAGCGTCCCGAACAGTACGTGATTCGTGACATTAACCCCAACTTCCAGAACATGACTGTGGCAGCAAAGACTACCACAGACTACATGACAAACCCTGTGACAGGATCAATTTCGGGCAGCGCAAACTATACCATGCCCAATGGCGGCATGGGAGGCGGAGTGGGCAACAGTCGTTTTATGACTGCCATGAACGAAACTTGTCTGGATGCCAAACATGTAGTTCATCTGAGTTTGAACGAAGGACTGGACACATTCTGGCCATTTGGCAAGAGCATTTTAGAAAACATTTGGAAGGTATTCAAGCAAAAAGAACTGCTGGAAGATTCAGTGTTGATTTATCGTGTGCAACGTGCTCCTGAGCGTAGAGTGTTCAAGATTGACGTCGGAAACATGCCCAGTCACTTGGCTATGCAGTTTGTGGAACGTGTCAAAAACGAAATGTGGCAGCGACGTATTCCTACCACAACAGGTGGTGGACAGAACATGATGGATGCCAGCTACAATCCACTTAGTGTAGGTGAAGACTACTTTTTCCCAGTGACCAGCGACGGTCGTGGATCAAGCGTTGATACATTGCAAGGTGGTCAAAACCTAGGCGAAATCGACGATTTAAAGTATTTTAACAACAAAATGGCACGTGGTTTGCGTGTGCCTAGCAGTTATTTGCCCACTGGACCTGACGATTCTAGTCAAGCATTTAACGACGGAAAAGTAGGCACAGCCATTATTCAAGAGTACAGATTCAATCAATATTGTGAGCGTTTACAAGCATTGATCTGTCAAAAACTTGACGACGAATTCAAAATGTTCTTGAAGTGGCGAGGGTTTAACATTGATTCTGGTCTGTTTAGTTTGCGTTTTAATGAACCACAAAACTTTGCTAGCTATCGTCAAAGCGAACTAGACACATCTAGAATCAACAGTTTTACAAGCTTGGAGCAGTTGCCTTATATGTCAAAGCGTTTTATGCTTGAACGTTTCTTAGGCTTGAGCAAAGACGAAATCGAGCGCAACGAAAAGATGTGGGCAGAAGAACGCGATGATCCAGAGTTCAAGTCAAGTTCTGGTCAGGATCTACGATCAGTGGGCATTAGCCCAGCTGGTCTTGAGTCTGATATTGCCACTGGTGAAGACATGGCAGGTATGACTCCCGGCGGTGAAATGGGTGCTCCTGGAATGCCCGCAACACCCACTAGCGCACCTCCGGCACCCGGTGCCGCAGCTCCTGCTGTATAAATAATATCATGCTGCTAACAGAATTCTTCAAAAAAGAGCCAGGATCTTATCAAGACCTTAGCCAGGACAACAGTCAAGTTGAACTGGGAGATCTACGTAAGAGTCGTTTGACTCTGCGACAGCTAAACAAACTTCGCAAGATGAATGATGTTCGATCTTTTGAGTACAAAGAAAAACTCAAAAAAATTCGCAAACAATATCAACCACCAGCCCAGCCAATGGTCTAATTATTGTCGTTTTGACGTTCAAAACCACATATATTTCTCCAGTAGTGTAAATAACAGCACACTTTACCTATAGGAGTTTTCCCTTATGAACAAATTTGAACAATTGATCGAATACGTGATCAATGATGAAGATCAAAAAGCTCGTGAGCTTTTCCATGATATCGTGGTTGCCAAAAGCCGCGAAATCTATGAATCCATGATGGCTGAAGAAGCCGAAGAAGAGCTCGACGAAGCTGCCGAAGACGACGAAGAAGAGCTCGACGAAGCTGCCATGGGCGGTGACGCCGGCGACGACTTAATCGACGAAATCGAAACTGAAGAATCCAGCGACATCAGCATGGAAGCAGAAGGCGACGATGAGTTTGACGACGAAGCCGAAGAAGACGGCGAAGACCTAACACACGACATGGAAGCAGATCATGACGAAGACGAAGCTGCTACCAAAGACGACATCATGAACTTGGAAGACAAACTGGACCAGTTGATGGCCGAGTTTGAAGCTGCCATGGGCGGCGATGCCATGGGCAGCGACGGTGATGATATGGGCGCCGATGAAGGTGGCGATGCCATCGAAATGGACGACACAGAAGAAATGTTTGCCGAAGCAGTTACTCTAAAAGCTGCTCCAAAGCCAGTTACTAGCGAAGAAGGTGGCACTAACACAAAGTCCACAGTTGCTGCTAACAGCGGACAAGCAGGTATGGCTGCTAACCCAGTTAGAACCACAGGCGCCGAAGCCAAAGGCCGTCCGGCTCCAACAACCAAAGACCTAATTGGTGACTTCCAAAATAAGGCCGGCGGCAACATGAAGGATCCTTCTGCTGCTACCAAGCCACATTTGGCACAAGCCACTGGTGTTAACACCAAGAGCCCATTGCCAGGTCGTAAAGGTTAATTAAATGTCACGATACCTAAGAGAAAATCTTACTTTCAATCAGGCCCGCATCCAAGTAATGGAAGAGCAGGATCCTGCTTCTGGGGGTAAGAATCTTTACCTTAAGGGAATTTGCATTGAAGGGGACAAGAAAAATGCCAATGAGCGTATCTATCCCCGTCATGAAATTATCAAGGCAGTAGAAACAATCAACGAACAGATCCGCGACGGTAACTCCGTGTTAGGTGAAGTGGACCATCCAGATGATCTCAAGATCAACTTGGACCGTGTTTGCCATTCAGTTGAGCAGATGTGGATGGACGGACATGCCGGTTGCGGCAAGTTGAAGATTCTACCAACTCCCATGGGAGAGTTGATCAAAACCTTGTTGACTTCAGGTGTAAAACTTGGTGTATCAAGCCGCGGCAGCGGTAACGTTGACGATCGTACAGGACATGTTAGTGACTTTGAAATAGTCACTATAGATGTGGTTGCCCAACCCAGTGCTCCCAATGCATATCCCACAGCAATCTATGAAGGCCTCATGAATATGAAGTATGGTCATAGAGTCATGGAGATAGCTCGAGAAGCTGGCAAGGATGACAAAGTGAAGAAGTATCTCGCTGAGGAAGTGAAACGCCTCATTAGAGAACTTAAAATCTAAGGAGAAACAGGAATGTTTGACGCTATCAAACCATTGCTCGACAGCGGCCTGATCACCGAAGACGTTAGTCAAGAACTCAACGAAGCTTGGGAATCAAAACTAACTGAAGCACGTGAACAAGTTCGTGCAGAACTCCGCGAAGAGTTTGCACAACGCTATGAGCATGACAAGTCAGTCATGGTTGAAGCCCTAGATAAGATGGTAACAGAAGGTCTGAGCACAGAGCTTCAACAAATTGCTGCTGAAAAAGCACAACTAGCTGAAGACCGTGTCAAGTTCCAAGGCAAGATGAAAGAATCAGCACAGAAGTTTAACGGCTTCTTGGTTCAGAAACTAGCTGAAGAAATTGGCGAACTACGCAAGGATCGTAAAATGCACGCAGAAGGCCTCCAAAAATTGGAAGGCTTCATTGTAGAAGCTCTTGCCCGTGAAATCATGGAATTTGCACAAGATAAGAAAGATTTGGTAGCTACCAAGGTTCGTATCATGCGTGAAGCACGTGAACAACTGGAAGGATTGAAAGCACGTTTCGTCAAAGAAAGTGCCAACAAGATGAGCCGTGCTGTTAGCCAACATCTCAAGGCTGAACTTAATCAGTTACATGAAGATATCAAAGTTGCTCGTGAGAACAATTTTGGACGTCGTATCTTCGAAGCATACGCTGCTGAATTTGGTGCAACTCACCTCAATGAGAAGCAAGAAGTTAAGAAGTTGTATGCTCTACTCGCCCAGAAGGATCAAAAGCTGGCCGAGGCAGTTGAACTCACCGAAAAGGCGAAAGTCGTCGTTGAGTCCAAAGAACGCGAACTGCGTATGATCAAAGAAAGCAATACTCGT